ATATAAATAGTACTATGGCAAGTTTATTCGATACATTAGAACTTCAGGCATTCCGAGCGGGTATAACAGCCCGAACAGAAGCCAGCAAGAAATGGTTCCAGGCAAATGTTAAAAAGCTAGGTCAGGTTAATCGTACATCTTTATTGAAAGATGATGCATTAGACCCAGTAACAAAAACGTTATTTGGAAATATGTACATGTACTTTTACGACCCAAAGCATAAAGATACTTTACCTTATTACGATAGATTCCCATTAGTATTAATGGTTGAACCAGCTCCAGGTGGATTCTACGGATTAAATTTACATTATTTAAATCCAAGGGTCAGAGCTAAGTTTCTAGATGAGTTAATGAAAACAGCGCCAAAGAAAATAACAGACAAGAGTAGAATAAGAGCACAATATAAATTATTACAATCTAGTAAAAAGTTTAAAGAATTTAAACCTTGCTTCAAGCACTATTTAACTGCACACGTTAAATCTAAAATAGTTCGTGTGCCGATGGCAGAATGGGAAATAGCTATATTCTTACCAACAGAACAATTTGTCAAGAAAGGTAAATCAGCAGTTTGGGCTGAGTCAAATAAAATAGCCAGGAGCTAAGAATGAATATTGATACATTAAAAGCAACGATAAGTAAGAAAGGTGGATTAGCACCAGCGAATAGATTTAATGTTATCTTTGCACCACCTGCAGTTTCTTTATTAAACATTAACCCGCAACAAATAGTGGGTTCGCTTATATCCGGTGGATTTAGTGCAGGTAATTTAATTAATGACCCAAGAGATATATCTATCTTATGCAAGACAGTTAATATACCAGGTAGAACATTATCTACATACGAACACGACCACGACCGACAACAAAACAAATACCCATATACATTTATTGATGAAGATGTAACAATGACATTTCATCTAACAAATGATTACTATATGAGAAATATGCTTGAACAATGGCAATCAGGCATATTTGATACCGAATCATATGTCACAGGATTTAAAAATGATTATTCTGTTGACGTGATAATACAGCAACTTAACCAGAAGAATATTCCGGTTTATGGAGTTAGATTAGAAAAGGCTTATCCTGTTTCTTATGAATCAGTTAACCTAGATAACTCTAGTGAAAATGCTGTAGCTGAAATGAGCGTAACTTTTGCATACGATAAATTCGTACCTGAAGGACCATTAAGTTCTACAGGTTCAGCAATAAGAAGCGCAATTAATACTATAACTTAGAGGAAGAAATATTATGGCTTTGCCAGTTTTGAATAGTGCTAAGTATACGGTAGTGATACCGAGTACAGGCACTGAAATAGAATATAGACCGTATACGGTCAAAGAAGAAAAGATTCTAATGATTGCATTAGAATCGAAAGATCAAAAAATGGTTTTGAGATCACTTAAGGATGTTATATCCAATTGTGTTACTCAAGAAGTTGAATTAGATGATTTTACATTATTTGATTTTGAAACTATCTTCTTAGCTCTTAGAGCTAAATCCGTTGGAGAAGTCGTTGATCTCCAATTAAAATGTGATGACGAAAAATGCAGTGGTGTTACACCAGTGGCAGTAAACCTTGAGCAAATAAAACTTACGGAAATGCCAGAAAGTAGAACTATTTTCATAGATAAGAAAGTAGGGATTATTTTTAAATATCCAAGCATTAGTATAGTAGAACAATATGATCAAGAGAATGCAATGGAAAATGCTTTTGATATGATTGTTTCCTGTATTGACGAAATATTTGATGAAGATAATGTGTATGATGCTAAGAACGAAACAAAAGAAAGTTTAACTACATTTGTAGAGAGTTTAAGTACTCAACAGTTTGCAAAGGTAAGTGAGTTCTTTAGTAAAGTTCCTACACTAGCTCACGATGTAGAGTTTAAATGCATCACGTGTGGTAAAGAAAACAAAATAGAACTTAAAGGTCTACAAAGTTTTTTTACCTAGGCCTCTCGCATGAGAATCTTGTAAACCATTACAAGACGAATTTTGCAATGATGCAGCACCACGGTTACTCGTTAACCGAACTGGAAGGTATGGTGCCATGGGAGAGGGAAATTTATATAGCTCTCCTGCAAGAACATATTCAGAAGGAGAACGAAAGGTTGCAACAGCAACAAAGGAGATAAAAATGTCAGATCAAGATAAATTTCAAGGCGATATGTCTCGCAACGAAGTGGAGATAGACCTTAAAAAGTTTATGTCTATGGTAAGTGAGATCGGTGAATTGAAACAAGAACTGTACGAACTAACAACAAATGATAGAAAGAACCCGTGGCAAAAATGGGTCTTTGCAGCTAAAACACTAGATGCATGGAGAGTTATACCACGTTTATTCTTATCCATTTATATGTACTTATTATATTATGCTACATTTTGGTTTATGGATTTATCAGACCCATCGCTTGAGCAATCAGGCTTAATCAGTATCTTAGTAGGTGCAGGTGCAGCATGGTTTGGTTTATATACCTCTAGTGCAGCGAAAGAACACGGTGACAGTAACCCAGATTAGGATAACTAATGGCAGACGATAAGAAACCTTTACCACCTCAGAAACCTTTATTAAACAATAAAGCAGATAAAGCTAAAGCAAAGGCGGATGCCAAATCTGCAGCTGATGCTAGGAAAGAGCATAAAGAAAGTATTAAAACTCGTACCAATGAATCATCCAGAATAGAGAATAAACTATCTATCCAGTCCAAAATGCTGGAAGCCCAGACCAAGATTGATAAACTCAATCATATGGGTAATAAAGATTCAGCTGCTTCTCTCCAAGCGTTACTTGATGAAACAAAAGCATCCTTTGATAGAGCTCCAAAGACTGGACTAAACATTGAATCCAGATTAAAAGAAGTTGCTGATGTATTAGATATTGCAAATAAAGAATCAGATAAGGCGAGAATAGAATCAGTCTCTTCTTTACAAACTCTAATAGACCAAAACTCACAAATGAAAGCTGTGGCAGATAATAATCCACACGAAATCAATCGACAGCTAAAAGAGCTTGAAAAATCTAATAGATTTAAAAACGATGAGATGGTTACGCAGCTTAGAGATGTATACGAAAGTGCTACTGCTGGATTACAAGAAGCAATCGAATCAGGAGATGTAGCAGCTCAACAATTTTATAACGAACAACTAGCAGCTGTAAAAGATGGGGCTGGATCAGAAGAAGAAAGACGAGAAGCAAACAAACTTGCAGAAGAAGCTAACTCTAGATTATTTAGAATTGCTGATGGTATGGAACAGATGGGTAAAAACTTCGACGAGAAGATCGGAGAAGGTGCTCGAACCGTAGGATTCCTAGCAGGATTAGCTGGTTTGGCTTTAATGTTTCTTGATCCAGAGACATTCCAAGAATTAATGGCAAGCGCAATGGATAGTATTACTGGTATATTTGATACATTATATGCAGCAATAACTGGAGATTGGGAAGGATTTAGTTCAGGCTTTATGGAAAACTGGAAAGCTATATCCGGAATATTACTATCTCTAGGTTTAATGTTTGGGGGTAAAATATTTACTTTAGCTGGTGGTTTATTAAAAGCAGCAAGAGCATTTAAACTCTTCATGATGACTAAAATGATACCTAATATAACGGGAATGTTCTCAGGCGTTATAACTGCCTTAGGCGGGGCGTTCCAGAAAATAATAAAAGGCGTTGTTACAGGAGCTAGAGTATTTAGAGTCTTTATGATGGGAACAATGATACCAGCAATTGGTGCAATGTTTACCGGTATGATGACAGCAATGACCCCAATATTGGCAGCAATGGCACCAATATTATTACCAATACTAGCTATAGCAGCTGCATTTGGTTTACTTTTTGTAGGTATAAAAGCAATAAGAGATGCAATGGGATTTGGATCTATGTTCGATGTTATTAAGGTTGCCTGGGGCTACGTAAAGGACGGTATGGCAATGTTCGCGAATGTCTTTATTGATATATCAAATATGATTATGGGGCTAGTCAGTAAGTTTGGTAAATGGCTAGGGTTTGATTTTGAGATGCCACAGATGGATCGAATGGCTACAGATAATGCAGAAAAAGCTAAAGAAGCAGCTCGATTAAATAAAAAAAGATTAGACGAAGAAAAAGCTCTAGAAAAAGAAAGAGAAATAGAATCTGAACTAAATGCCCAGAATCCTACTATTCCTGGATCTGATATATTAGCAACATCAGATAGTAATGCAGCAGGACAAAATGCAGGTTCTGGAACAGTTCAAGCAGTAATCACTAATGCAACAGGTGGAAATACTAGCACAAGCAATGTTATAAATTCCTCAGTTGTACAAACACCAATCACAAAAGCCACAAGTACGCTGGCATCAGTAACCAGTAGATAAAAAAAAGGCC